CCACAATCAGCAAGTAACAATGCAAAACGCGCAATAAAATACAAAGAAGAAAATAATAGTAAATGCGGAACTAGAGTCGGTTGGACTAGAGCAAGACAACTTGCTGAAAAAAAAAACATAAGTCGTGACACAATAGCACGAATGGCTAGTTTTAAAAGGCATCAACAAAATAAAGATGTACCATATACAGAGGGTTGTGGTGGTCTTATGTGGGATGCTTGGGGTGGCTCTAGTGGTATAAACTGGGCAATAAGTAAACTTAAATCAATAAAATGAGATCATCAAATAATGGACGTTACAGCAGTCCAAAAGGTGGCAAGCGTGGTTGCCTATGCAAAGATGGTAAAACGTACCATAGAAAGTGTTGTGATGGCTCATATCAAGCACAAGGTATAGGCTCTATTACAAAAATTCCAAATTAAAATGCAAATATTTTTTTAGGTGCGTTATATTATATAAATACATATAACGTTAAATAAATATATTTATGAAACCTACAGAAATGCTTACAAAAATAACTTCTCTGTTAAGCGCTAAAATAGAGCTTGAAAGTATGAAGTTAGAAAATGGTACCGTACTAGAAGCAGAAAATTTTACAAGTGGTGAAAGCGTATTTATTGTCACAGAGGACGAGAAAGTGCCTTTACCAGTTGGTGATTACGAACTAGAAAATGGTAAAATGTTAATGGTTGCAGAAGAGGGTATTATCGGTGAAATTGCAGATGCAGTCACAGAATCACAAGAAGAAGAAACAGAAGATCTAGATTCGCAAGTGGCAACAGGCTCAGAGCCAAGAGATGTAGAAGCAGAAAAAGATACCGAAGAAGAGCCAAAAGCAAAAAAATCTAAAAAAGATTTATCAGATGAAAACGAAGCTGAAATACAAGAAGAACAAAACCTCGAAGAACACGAAGAAGAAAAGGACGAGATGAACAAAATCGTTGAAGAGGTAGTGGCAGCAGTTACGCCTATCATTGATGAAATGAAGCAAGAATTAGCATACGTCAAAGAAGAACTCGGCAAAATGAAAGACGAGGAACTTGCAAAACAAGAAGTTAAAGAGCAACTGTCTTCAGAACCAGCTACAAAAGCAATTAAGCACAATCCAGATGCAAAAACAGAAAACAAAAGGAAAGTGTTTAGTAATAAAAGAAACGCCAATTCCACAATGGATAGGGTTTTACACAGAATGTCTAATATAAATAACAAGTAAAATGAGTACAACTACAACTTTTTCAAACGACGTACAAAGAAAGTTTGAAACAACAGAAGTGATCACAGAGAGCAAAGCGATTACAGCAGCAGACAGCGGTAAGACCTTTTTGATTTCTGGGACTGGTTACACGATTACACTACCTGAAACAACTGCAGGTGTGACCTTTAAATTTAAGGTGGTAGCAGCTTTTAGTACTGACACAGTTATACAAACTGTTTCTACTCAAAGAGATACAATAAGTGGATCATTGATCGTTGCAGGTGCTGTCGTAGACGCAGATGCAGTAGATCGTGTTACATTTGAAGATGGTGCAGAACGTATCGGTGATTTTATAGAACTGTCTAGCGATGGTACAGTTTATACTTTATTCGGTAATGGTGCGCAATCTTCATCAATTACAGTTGGCGAACTATAATAATAACTATTTAAATATTTTAAAATGGCAACAACAACATCAATAACAACTACCTACGCTGGCGAATTTGCAGGTGAATACATTTCTGCAGCTTTACTTTCTGGTACAACGTTGGCAAATGATTTAATTACAATCAAGCCTAACATTAAATTTAAAGAGGTTATGAAGAAAGTCGCTACAAATGACATTGTCAAAAATGCCACTTGTGACTTTGACCCAACCTCTACGGTAACATTAACTGAAAGGCTACTTACACCAGAAGAGTTTCAAGTAAACTTACAGTTATGTAAAAAGGACTTTATTAGTGACTGGGAAGCAAACTCAATGGGTTTCTCTGCTTACTCTAATATGCCTACAAAATTCTCAGACTTTTTAATTGCACACGTTGCAGACAAAGTTGCACAAAAAATGGAACAAAACATTTGGGGTGGAACTAATGCAAATGCTGGTGAGTTTGACGGATTCAGAACTACACTACTAGCAGATGGTGATGTAACTGACGTAGGTGCAGGTGCAGCAGTAGATTCGTCTAACGTAATTGCTAAAATGGGATTAGTGGTAGATGCTATACCTAGTGCAGTGTATGGTGCAGACGATTTATATATCTATGTATCGCCTAATGTTTACAGAGCATATGTAAGAGCTTTAGGTGGTTTTGCTTCTAATGTTGGGGCAGCTGGTACAAATGACCAAGGACCACAATGGTTTAACGGTGGTGCATTAACCTTTGAAGGTATTAATGTAGTATTGGCACAAGGATTAGCTTCTAACACAATGGTTGCAGCAGAAAAGTCTAACCTGTTTTTTGGTACTGGACTTATGGCTGACCAGAATGAAGTTAAAGTTATAGATATGGCAGACATCGATGGCTCACAGAATGTTCGTGTAGTTATGAGATTTACTGCTGGAATACAACACGCTATCGGAAGCGATATTGTACTGTATTCTTAATAAATTAATTAATTAACCAAGAGGGTGGGTAAGCCAAGTGCCTACCTACCCTTTTTTAATACTATAAAAATATGGCTTGCTTACTCACAAAAGGACGAAAATTACCTTGTAGAGATACCGTTGGTGGTTTAAAGTCAGTTTACTTTACAGATTATGGAACAATGGGTGCACTTACAGTATCTAGTGGACTTGTTACTGCAATGGCAGGATCACCAACTGTATATAAATTTGATCTTAAAGGTAATTCGTCTTTAGAACAAACAATCACAGGCTCAACAGAGAATGGTACTGTGTTTTACGAACAAACGTTAAATCTTACATTGACAAAACAAACCAAAGAGGCACAAGAAGAAATTAAATTATTAGTTAAAGCTAGACCTCACATATTTGTTGAAGATTATAACGGAAATTATTTCTTAGTAGGTGCTGTACACGGTGCAGAAGCCAATGCTGGTACTATAACAAGTGGTGCTGCAATGGGTGATTTAAGCGGGTACACGCTAACCTTTACAGCACAAGAAACAATACCTGCATACTTTGTTACATCGACAGTAGTTACAGGTGCGACACAAGGCACACAACTTGCACCTTGATTAATTTTAGTTTTGGAAAAGGGGGTAATATTATTATTACCCTTTTTTTTTATGCAAAAAACAAATATATTGCGTTATAATAGTATGAAGATTTTGACAACTAGTTCCTCAGCACAAACAATTAAGGTAATACCACGAGAATATATTACAAGTGGTACGTTAAGTTTAAGGAACGATACAACAAATGTTGATAAGGATTATAGTATAAGTCCGAGTACTGTAGATGACGATTTGGTTTTTACTGTTACTTTTAGTCCTGTTCTACAAGAGGGATTATACTATGATTTTACTTTAAAAAATTCATCTTCTAAAATTATTTATAAAGACAAGATATTTTGCACAGATCAAACTATCAACCAAGCTAACAATAATTATTATACTGTTAATAGTGGTGTGTATACCACAGAAAATAGTTTTGATGACGATTACATAACAATATGAGTATAAAAATAGTACAACTAGGTAGTTATACCACACCAGAAATAATAGAGGTAAAAAATAGAGATTGGGTTGCGTATGGCGAGGACAATGACTATTTCCAGTATTTAATTGACAGACATAATGGTAGTCCAACAAATAATGCTGCCATAAATGGTATATCACAATTAATATTTGGTCAAGGTTTAGATGCTACTGACAGCAATAAAAAACCAGACGAGTATGCGCGTATGAAAGGTTTATTTAATAATGATTGCGTACGTAAACTGGCACACGATTTAAAATTACTTGGTCAATGTTCAATGCAAATAATTTATTCTAAAGATAGATCGCAAATAGTACAAGTAGAGCATTTTCCGGTAGAAACTTTACGTGCAGAAAAAAATAATGGTGACGGTGAGGTAGAAGCATATTACTATTGTCCAGACTGGAAAAAGGCAAAACCGAATGAAGAACATAAAAGAATACCAGCATTTGGTATGTCACAAGAAGGCTTAGAAATTTTATATGTAAAACCATACAGAACAGGATTTTATTATTATTCACCAGTAGATTACCAAGGCGGATTACAATACAGCGAACTAGAAGAAGAAGTAGCAAATTACCACCTCAACAATATAATGAATGGTCTTGCACCGAGTATGTTAATTAATTTCAACAATGGCATACCTACGGAAGAAGAACGTCAAATGATTGAACACAGAATACAAGAAAAATTTAGTGGTACATCTAACGCAGGTAAATTTATACTAGCATTTAACGACAACGAATCACAGGCAGCATCTTTAGAGCCAGTACAATTATCAGATGCACACAATCAGTATCAGTTTTTATCAGACGAATCAATGCGTAAAATAATGGTTAGCCATAGAATAGTATCACCAATGCTATTAGGTATAAAAGACAGTACTGGTCTTGGTAATAATGCTGACGAGTTAAAAACAGCTAGTAATTTAATGGATAATACTGTTATTAGACCATTTCAAGATTTACTGGTAGATGCATTTAACGAGATCTTGGCTTTCAACGATATTAGTTTAGATTTATATTTTAAAACTTTACAACCTTTAGAATTTGCAGACCTAGAAAATGCAATGACCAAAGAGCAAGTAGAAGAAGAAACAGGACAAAAATTATCGCTTGCAAGTAAAGTTATTGATGGTAGAATGGCATACGATACACCAGAAGAAGCAGAAGCTGTTGCAAAAGAAATGGGTTGCAAAGGTTACCATACACATACTTTAGACGACCAAAGTTGGTATATGCCTTGCGAAACACACGAGCTAAAAGATGCAGACGACCCTTGTTATGACGGTTACGAGCAATACGGAATGAAACGTAAAAATGGTAGACTTGTGCCAAATTGCATACCTATAAAAAATAGCGAAGAAGAACTTAAGGAACCTTGCTGGGACGGTTACGAAATGATAGGTTTTAAAATGAAGAATGGTAAAAAAGTTCCTAATTGTGTACCTATAGAAGCATCAAAAGAAATAGAACAAGCAATATTATCGCATCTAGAAGCATTACAAGAGGATTCTA